GGCCAAAAGGCCCCAAGTTGGGATTTGTGAGCTTTCGCTCACTGTCCTTCTTTAATATTCACGGAGTTCCAAATGTTAACTACCCGTCTCGTTGTCAGCCACCTTAAGTCAGTTGTCCACATTAAGTGGTACACCTGGCTACGGGTTCTGACAACGACCGGATTAGTCATTGTATGGTTCTCAGCCCTGATTACTCTGGGTGACGTGATTACAATATTAAAGAGCTCATGGCATCTGAGCTGGTCACTGCCTTGGGGTAAGCTATGAAAACTTACCCCTTTGTCTTGCCCTTCTCAGTGAATCAAATTAGAGCGAACATCATGAGCATCGCACACGCTGAGAGTCTTATTCCAGGTACTTTCAAGATCCGATTTCGCCTCGTGATTCAGGATAGGGTCCGCTTTAGGAAGTACGTGTCGAAGGCATTTGCTGAGTTAATCAGCCTGCCTACGGTCGTACTCCTGAGTTGGATACCGTCCCGTTCCATTTCGGCATGGCTCTTGGTTGAGGTCTGGAGGGACAATCAGTGGGTCGTTCAGGCTCTGAAACTTGATTGGCGCGTCCGGAAATTCTCCGAATTCGTCATAAAGACGCATCCTGAACGTCTTCGGCAGCTCGCTATTAAAGGCGAGTTGGGCATACGGCGTAAAGTGAAACTCTTACGCCAAAAAGTGAGGTACACGCAGCATTCGTCTACCATTCGTGCCAATCCGGAAGACTACACCGTTCCATTTCCCTGGGTTCGTTATCTCGTGTTTAGCGGCGTCAACACTCTTGCTGGCGCTGGTAATACAACGGTAAACTTATCCCATAGGGAGTGGTCCGGTGTTAGAACTCCGAATTATGTGGCATTACGGAAGGCGGGTAAACTGCCTGTTAATTCACACTCTGTATACAGTCATAAATCGATTGATTATGGGTTCATTCGGCAGGTTGTGCATCCTACCAACCTTGACTTATGTTCCTTTGAGCAATCGTCGTATACAAAGATGATGGGTATACCTCAGACTGGTCCGACAGTTCCGACGTGCAATCATCTGACTGCGCAGCGGAACCGTGCTGTAAAGAAATTGAGCAGTATCGCATCGGACGAAACTAGTAACATCGCCCAGGATATTGTTCAAATGAGCCAAACAACCGCTATCATCACTAATACGGTGAAGCGGTTGCGTAACTCTATACGTGCACTGAAGAAAGGAAACTTTCAAGCAGCTACGTATTCTTTATGGGACGCGAAACATCCGACGTTTCGGAATAAGGGCGGCCTTCACCATTCTAAAACTCTAGCTGAAAATTGGCTTGAGTTGCAGTACGGTTGGAAGCCCTTGCTACAAGACATTGAGGGTGTTATCGCCGGTTTGAAGACTTTAAGTCTTGCGAACCGTTCAGTTCAGACCATATATGCCTCTGCAAACGCAACAAATACGATCAATGGTCTACTGCGCGACGATACTGGTGGAAATCCTAAGGTGGTGTGTGGTAGTTATAGATTTATTACCACATCCCGCACAAAGTTTTCCATTCGGTATACTGTCGCTGACCATCTGGTTGCGTTTCTTGCGCAGACTGGTTTCACTAATCCCGTGAACTTAGCATGGGAGATACTTCCATACTCGTTCGTAGTTGACTGGTTTCTGCCCATCGGGCCGCTCCTAGAGAGTTTTTCTCACTGGGACGGGTTAGTTTTTCTTGATGGTACGGAAACCAGCTTTACTCGAGAGAGTGTGTTTTTCGACTTGTCGTATTCTGGGAATACTTGGCCGGATGGCCTAAAGCATTTAGAGGAGACGTCACTGATAGGTGCGTTCAAGCGGGAGTCCATTCGACTAAATCGGACAAAGCTAACTGCTTTTCCGACGTTGAGTGCACCCTCGTTCAAGAACCCGATCAGTACGACTCATGCTCTTAATGCCCTTGCTTTGCTTCGTTCTGCCTTCGAAGACAGGACACTTCTTGCTGTTGTTAAAGGCAGCAAGATGGCAAAGGGGTCAGCTGGTTTACCCAGATAGCTAAGTACAAGTCTAGCACCTTTAAGGTACTTGCATCATGTCAGCAATCGCTTCCATGAAAACCGCGCAAGCCGTGTCGTTAGCCCTCATTGCGAACAGGATGGATTCTGTTCACAAAACTGTGGGCGATGCCGCGATCGGCGTGAATCGTACGTATGACCCCGAGGGCTTTCAGCTTCCCGGTGTCGCACGGTGGGTTGACCGTAGTGGCGGAATCGCCATAGGTTACCCTGCTATAACCTTGTCTGTCAGGCCGCCTTCCAAGACGTCCCGCGTGTACAAAATTATAGCGAAAATTGTTCTCCCGACGTTGGAACAGACCAGCGCCTCAACGGCTACCGGTATTCAACCGGCGCCGATGAAGGCGTATGATCATACCTGCGTTTTGGAGTTCATGCTGCCGGAAAGAGGAGCACTGTGGGAACGGCAAGCGCTGTTCGACACCGTGTTTTCTCTCTTCTGCAGTACAATTACGGCTTCTGATGGCGCGCCGTCTGATTCGACGGTTAGCCCTCTCAAAGCCGCAGTTGAGAACTTTGATCCTCCTTACTAATTCCCTTTAACCTTATGAGGTTTCACATGACTCGCAATAAGATGGCGCAAGTGATCAACCGGAACCACTTGATTTTTATTGAAGTGTGTCCCGAACTTACCACAGACTCGGCCTACATTAGCTACCTTGCTAATGGAGTTACCGATGCTGCCAGTAGAGCGTTTTCCATCCGGAGACTTTCTGGATGGCCAACTCGAACACTTGCACACTTTATTGTGCGAGCGTGGTCCTATTCACATACGCTGGCCTTACACGATGTTATCGTGCGAGATCAGTATCGTATGCGGATAACTTTTGAGGAGCAGCATTTTGCTTACTCCTCATTAGCCGCTTTCAGTACAGAGGAAACCAATTCTGCGCTGGAAGAGGGACGTTACCTTGCAGTTGATCACGGGGTTCCTATATCTTGGTTGGACGATCAATCCAACCCTGGTAGGGTTCCCGAAAACACACTCAATAATGATTGGGTGTGGGATTACTGCTCGGCAATGGTAAACCCCGGTAAGGGGAACTAACTATGAGTACCTGCCTTAAAGTGCTCATAGCGCGAGGATCCGCGAATCTTCTGGAAATTACCCAAATCCTTACGGACCAGGGCTTTGCTGAAGACCACGGATATGCTGGTCGTGGGTGCAAACCCAAGATCACCATTGGATCAGAGTGTTCTAGCTGCAACGAGTACTTCATTCCCGATATCCCGCAGACAATAGAGGCCTGGTTTGAAAACTGGGCCGCGAACTGTCGGTGCGAGCGGTGTCTGGAGGCTCCAAGCGGGCGTAGATCCACACCCTGCGCAGATCCGTCTGAAATAACCAGTGACCTTTACGACTCTCAGTCAACAGTGGTGGACGGTGGTTTTAATTACACCGCCTACCTTGACGTGAGTCCGGAGGCCTCTGGCGACGGAAGTTAGAACGAACTCTGGAGAACGCCATGTCTTTCAATAAGTATGGCTCTAAATTCCTAAAGGGATTTAGAAATTACCGTGTAGACGCCGAACTGTCAAGCTCGGTGATCGAGGAGTTCCTTCAGTCTCTGGATTGTCCGAGAGCGCTGTCTGTGGTAATCATGCTCCGTCATAACGAGCATGACCAGATAGCTAACCTCTCGTTTGATCCACTTGCTTACCCTAACTGGGTTAGCTTGCGAGACGCTTACGCAGCCACTAAGTTCTTGTCAAAGTACAAGGGTTTTACCCTTGGGTATGATTTGGACGAAGTCGCAAAGGCGAAGTTCAAAGAATTTGAGCTTCGTTGTGAGCGTACGAATTATCGCTTTAGTAACCCTTCTTCTGACCCTCTTTACATGGGGGCCAGTGTTCGGCTGCATACCGCAGTCGTCCATAAAATAGAACGGTTGCTTGGCGACTTCTCTGCTGAAGAGTTCTTCTCGAACCCCAACTGGGGTCCTGGAGCATCTACATTAATACCTCGTAGACGTTCCAGTTCGCAAGAAAAGTTCCAGTGCGAAACTGGAATAACACGTGACCTACATTCCTTGATTCCAACTGAGCTCATGCAGAAGATTTATCCTGCCTGGTCTCAGCATCTGATTGACATTGGTTTTCCAGTCTTTCAGGTCGGAAATAAGGTTATTACTGTCCCAAAGGACTCCTCTACTAATCGAGTTATCGCCGTGGAACCTGGAATTAATCTTTGGTTCCAGAAAGCCATTGGCGATATGATTGGTAGTAGGCTACTAAGGGTTGGTATCGACTTAACTAACCAGGGTAGAAATCAGCAACTGGCACTCATCGGTTCTAAAACTGGTGAGTACGCCACTGTTGATCTAAGCTCTGCTAGCGACTCGATAGCTAGTTCTGTTGTTGAGGCATTGTTACCTCAGCGATGGTTCTCAGTTCTAGATTCGTGTCGAACCAGATTCGGTCAACTTGATGGCGAAGTGATTAAGTGGGAGAAGTTCTCCAGTATGGGGAACGGCTTCACCTTTCCACTCCAAACTCTGATTTTCTTCGCGGTAGCAAAGTGCTGCGTTGAAGATCTACACGTTCACGGTGACGTGAGCGTTTATGGAGACGACGTAGTTTTACCAACGTCGGCTTTCAAGCTCTTCACAGAGATGGTAGCTTTCTACGGCTTTCAAGTTAACGAGAAGAAGAGTCATTCTTGCTCAACTTTTCGTGAAAGCTGTGGCGCTCACTATTGCTCTGGTTTTGATATTAAACCAATCTATCTTAAAGATAGACTCTCAAGTGTTCCTGCGATTTATCGCTTAGCGAATTCAGTGCGACGTTTGGCTCATCGGTGGCTGCAAGGTGCAGACGCCTGTGAGGTCAGATTTCGCCCTGCGTTCGACCACCTTGTTCGCTCAGTTCCGGTTGCATTTCGCTTCCGGGTACCAGAGGGATTTGGTGATGGTGGTTTCATCTCGAACTTTGATGAGGCCACTCCTAGCCGCGCGAAGGATGGTGTCGAAGGATACCATTTCTATCACGTTGCGGACGTGAGTTTAACTCACGAGGACTTGAGACTCGGTTATGAACTAACCGCACTTTGGCGTATATCGGAACGTCTCGGAATCGAAGATTTCGAGTTGAAGAGACCGACCATGCTTAAAGCGATTCGCAACCTTACTATACTGGAATCTGATATGGAGGGACGTAACTCCGTCCCTTCACATGATACAGTATGGCGGGTTGTGAAAAGCATGGCTAGACAGTGGCCAGATTTGGGACCATGGCTGTGAAGCCACTATGTCCCACGTCCGGTTGTAGGTCGGACCCAGAGATTTAAGTCTCTGGGCTTTCGCCTTAGGTTCTTTTTCACCTATTTGGCTGGAGTGGTTGTCTAT